ATGAACTCCAAAATCACACGGTTAACATTATCCATGATGGAAGCTTTACTTCACTTATGGACTATCTAAAAAGGAAAGGAGTGGACATCTTTTATATCCCGGACGGGATAGGAAACAGTCATGGGATATTAGTAATAGGAGAAGGCGCCAATGAAGAATAGAGAGTATCATTTAAATATGAAAAAGAAGAGTAAGGTAGGATTAATAATAAGTTTACTCGCAGCGGCGGTGTTTTTCTTCACCGGGAAATTTGCGGAGAAACAGCTAATGATTCTAGATCAAGGTAAATTGGATGAGGTAGTTTTAGAATGAAGATCGACGATGAGGATGACTCTGTATTCCCTTTCTTTCTTATCTTTTTACTTGTTATAACCTTGGCAGGATCGTTATTAATCTTTAAGTGAACTCAAAGCCCGATCTGACATCCCAGTATCTTTCTTAATATCTTTTAAAGTCTTATGATCAAAGTATTTAGTCTTTTTAATATCTTGCTTTGGCTTCTCCTATTACTAATATCCCATGACTGTTTCCTATCCCGTCCGGGATATAAAAGATGTCCACTCCTTTCCTTTTTAGATAGTCCATAAGTGAAGTAAAGCTTCCATCATGGATAATGTTAACCGTGTGATTTTGGAGTTCATCATTATTCAAAATACTACCCTCTTATATTCAGAGCCCATAACAATCCAGCTAGTTCTTGTCTTTGGAACCTTTGTAAAATTTAATATTTTATAACAAATGTTCTCTCTAAGCCCATTGTCTATGCAGGGATTCCATATTCTAGTTGTCACATACTTAACCTTGTGAATATGATCTTTACCATCTTTATCCACAAGCCATGCTACGTTATATTTCTTACTCTTCAAAATATCTTTCCTTTGTACATTGATTGAACAATCGCAACAATAGGCCAAAGAGCAATAGCCAGACCAAGTAATGTCCCCCATATAATAAGGATTTCTTTAGGAGGGAATTTGTCACTCTTCAAAGTAAGATTCCTCTTTACCCGCCATTATCCTCTCCATGTCTTTAGTAGGTGAATATGCTCTTAAAAGCTTAGATGCTTTGGATTTTGGAGTGATATAGCCGCCCTTCGTACCTTTTAATTTAACAAGTTCTGATTTAAGTATCCACCCACAATAAAACCCTGTAGCGAGCCCAATAAGCCAAACTATTACATCAGTCGTAGTAACTGTCATTCCTGCGCCTCTTGTTAAAGTATTCTAGCTTTTCCTCTAGAGTTTTGAAATTGGTTTTTGTCTTAGTTGGGACTACTGCCTTAAATGTTGCACTGGCTTGTTTAATTGCTTGGCAAGCTATGCACCCCGCAACAAATCTATCCTTCCCGTTTAGAATTACGTTCCCATCAGACTCTATAACTAGTCCCATCATTTCTTTAGCGAGCTCTACATCTTTTATTGTGAGAGAACCCTCTCTGTAAAGCCTAACGAATTCGTCAAGCATCAAATGTTTAGTTTTAGCCGTTGTGAGCCATCCTAATTTCTTGGTGAATACATCTGATCTTTCTTCTTTAACTTCTCTTATGAATAAATTCCCGTAACCTTTTCTTTTAATAGCTGCCATGGTTGCGTGACCATGGTTGTTTACTTCAGGAGCAAGGACAGCTTCGTTATAATATTCACCGAGTCTGCAGAGTATTTCTCCAAACAAGTCCGGGTCACTTTTCCCGTACCAAACTGCACATTGACTATAATCACTATCGATAACGAAGGCGCTTGATGCATCTCCGATTTCGAGTCCTTCAGAGATGTCACCACCTATGGCATAACGAAGAGATGGGTTAGGCTTTGTGAATATCTTTAGCCTTCCCTTTGCATCTGGGCGCATAGCTTTCCCTTATACTTTCCATGCCCATTTAGAGCCTTTCAATGTTGCTTTTAAATATGGGAGTTCATCTTTCCCGATTGTTGTATAAACCAGCCAAGGCAAAACCCAAAAAGGTATAGACAAGAGGAATGTCCAGTTAACTACAATTTTTACTAGTCTCATAATTCTCCTAGATAGACATAAAGACCCTTTGCATTCATCATCGCAGCGGCTAAAAACCCAGGGCAAACCTCAAGTTGATCATCGAATATTATATAAAAAACATATTTCCTAGTCATCATATTTCCATTGTTTCATATTTTACTGCATTAAGTTCATTGATTAACTTCAATATTCTAGCATTGTCAAAAACGCTTCTGCCAGAGCTTATGAATGCCTCGATTGGACTACATGGGTATTCTTGACAGAATTGTTCTTCAGGACGCATGAGCGCATTACCCATGTCATTCCTAATCTTATATCTACGCCAAGCCATCTTCTCATCTGTTAATTTGTACATGTCTTTAATTTCAATCTCTTCAGCATCAAGTTTGAACCCATCTTCTATTTCAAGCTCATATTCAGGATTGTCAAACCATGGGAAGAATAGCGGTACAAAGTCAGACTCACCTGATTCAGCTTGTTGCCATCTGATGTAAAATTCCTCACCTTTACCAGCGATACCATTGGCAGTTGACTCAATGTAAATAGAGCTATTAGGGATAAGAGGTACACTTTGAAGCAACCCGGTAATTGTCGTACCAGCATTCGGCCAGTATGCGACTTCAGATAAATGCAAATGATTAATGGTCCCTGATCTTCCCGCTGTTAACTTGTTTGATGACTGTAGTTTAATGCTGCTTAAGAGCCCCGGATTCTCCTCTCTGAGCTTCTCATTGGGATTCTCGAACACTAGTGCCTTCTCATTAGAATAACGCTTCATAGGCTTAATCTGTTCATCTGAGAACTGATAGTAAGTTTTACACATATTGAATAAATTGGTGGTATTTTCTACATCATCGGCAACCACTTCTGACCTTGTATAGAAATTAGTCGCTGCAGGATGATAGATAGCTGCGGTACAAAATGTAGAGATGCCAATTTGCCTTGCCTTTAAAACGATTATTCTCACTGGCTTATTGTCTCTCCGTAGATCTTGAATAACCTTATTAACTTTTTGCTGATAGCCATTAAGCTTCAGAGGTATAAGCTCATTCTGCTTAGTTAAGATCTTAAGGAAGTCATTGGAATATTCTTCTAGGTTTTCAAGCATTTAAAGAGTTGTTCTGCTCGTAACCGATACATTTGGTAAACCACTCACATCAACAACGGTGTTAGCCGGGGCGTTGTCATATAGGTCTGTTTTATTAAGACCAACAGTCCCATCGGGGCGTAACCTAATAACGAAATTAAGAGTGGAGGCAGTATTACTACCTTTGAATACAAGAGTATTCTCACCTCCAATATTATTCTCAACTTCCACGTTTACATCAGTTATTCCATTGGCCGTAAAATAACCCATCACTCTACTTAACTTTGCTACTTCAATCATATCTACTCCTGTTTATTATTCATCAATTTCAGTTATATCATAGCAACCAGACCAACTAATAGGATCAAGTAACTGTGGACCACCTACTAGTCTCCTAATTCTTAATCTTGACGTATCTTGATCGTATCTTCCAACTCTATTTGCACCATCTCTGGCAGTTATAATATGGTTGCCATCAAAGTCAATTCCCGTCACGTTAGTGAGATCTGACCACGTTTTAACGGGAACCAGTGAGCCTGTTTGAGCTATATTAAACTGAGTGAACTCATCATTAATGTCATCGAACACAATAAAAATCCCATCATAAACAGCAAGAGCGCTATAGGCCCCGGTGCCTTGAGGGAGAGTATAGGTCTTAATTGAATTGAAATCCGGCCAGGAGTATCTAGTCACACGGTCTAGAGAAACTTGCACGTTAATAGCATTGTCAGTCCTTAAAATGTAAACGTATGAACCATCCCATGCAACGCCATCAGCATTAAAGTTAAAAGCGGCGGTTCTCCCTGACTGTGGGACATTAAAGGTTCTTATTAATGCATTGGTATTTAGTTCAATTTGATGGATTCGATCCTCTTGAGGTAGTTCAAAACTTGCCTCTCCTTTTTCGATGACTAAGTACATCGCGCCCATATTGTTATAACCTTGGTCTACATCCATTTCATTCCACATGTCCATAGAGCAAATACCTGTAATGTCACGAGGTAGAGAGAAGTCTGTAGCGAAATGAGTTGAACTTGCATTTCCAAAAACATTCACATAGTGGAGAACGCCCATTAGCTCTGCCCGGAAATATCTAATCTTAATGTGATTGTATCTGAGCTTGTAGTGCCAGAAGCTATAACGTTAATTCTAAAATCACTAGCGGGTACTGGTAAGTCAAATGATCTAGTAAATGCCATCTGTGCTGCAATGATCTTATGATCTACATAGAAACCACGACCGTATGAATGCCAAGTTCCATCTGAGCTCTTGAACTGCGGTCTTAATAGAATACTTTTAGTAGTACTCGCACCCGTTTCTGTGGCAGATACGTAATACATAATTGATCTCATCTGAGTAATATCGACTTCAGTTGAATTAGTTGAGGTTGTAACATCATTAAAAGTGACATCGTTTATAATATTTGTAGATGCCAACTTAAGTGGAATATTCCTATTAACTTCTAAAATGCCATCTTTGTACACTTTCATTATTTGGCCTGGATTATAATGTCAACGGTCGAAGCTCCGCCCTCTACTGTATCAACTGCTATTCTAAAGTATCTTGATGCTGTGGAAATGCCATCTAATACACCAAGTCCTGCCGCTGTTACTGCACCCGAAATATCATGGAATGTTATATTATCAAAAGAACACTGAGCTTTGAATTTATGAGTAGTGTGAGCTCCTGATCCATCATTTATTTGAAATCCCACAAAGGTCTTTTCTTCTAAGTCTAATGCATTACTGACAGTCGCTGAGTTGTTCGCATCTAATCCACTTTGAGTGAGTTCTAAAAACTTAGTAGCTTGACCGCCAAGAGACGCAGAGCCTTTCTCTATTACAGCGATACAGTCCATAGTTCCGGCACTACTAAATATAGTCACTGCTACGGTAAAGTTCTCGCTGGCATTGATCGCCATATTAATATCTACGATAGAGACATTTTGACTTGTATTTGTATCCTTATAAATCACTGTACCGTCTGGACCTGTAACTGTAATAGTCTTTGATTCAGTGGTTGAGAAGTTTAGTTTAATATTATTTAAAATATAGTCATCAGTGATACTTGAAGCTTGAGAGAACGCCGCTGCATTGAGATCAAACGCTGTGACATCTATTGCATTTACAATGGTTAATTCTGGGACGCCTGAAACTGGTATTGTGACATCACTTGCAATTGATTGGATATTTGTATCTAGAGCTATTTTCTTATTAGTTACGTCTTCTGTCTGAGTTAGTGCCTGATCTTCACTTGGTCGAGAGTCTGAACTTGGAACTGCATGTATAGTATCAGGCATTATTTTCCTTTTACAATTCTAAGACTGTTATATGTATTGTACAAAGAGTTGTCGCAGTTGAGAGACCTTCATTCACACAGACTAAATCATCCCCACTCGCCATTACACAACTTCCCGCTGTCCCTGATCTTTCATTGATTGATTGTACCATTGGGGAAACTCTTTTAGCTGCGCTAAGTGAAGTTACCGCTGTATCTTTTTCTGTATCTGATAAGTTCTTAAAGAATGCAATATAGTGATAACTAGTATAGTGATGACTGGCTGAGAAGTTAACAAGACAATTAGCAGTTGCAGTAAAGACCCATCCTAGAGTCGAATCATCTGCCACGGTTCCACAAGTAGTGACATTGTTATTTTCTTCTGTCCCATAATGGAGAACTTTTGTATTGCCAGAACCTTGACCAACTAGATCACTGAAATGCGCCTCTTGACAGGTTTTCGTAGGGACCGCAAGATTCACTGTATCTGTGCTGGCCGTACCAGTTATAGTTACGGAGCTATCTGTACTTGTTAAATTTAAAGTATCTGTACTTGAATCGGCAACGGGATCTGTACCCGCTGGACAGTTTATAGTTGCAAATGAATTACTAGAAGCCCCACTTCCAAGCTCTATCCATGTGGGAGCGGTCGCAGTTAATATCCAAATAGTGTTGTCGTCTGTTTGCCTAGCGAACTTCCCTATATCTGCGGTTACAAAACCACTGGCACCTGTCCTTGCACTCGTATCAGCATAAGAATAAGAATAAGAGACATGGATGCCATCCGAGACTGTCTGAGCACTGTGCTTTCCACTCATTATGTTTCCTTTATTACTTCATAACTATTATTAAATAAGATTATATGGTCATCGTTTAACATTGGATCAGAAACCGCATTGGCCGCTGCAAGTGCATCATCTACTATTTGTTGGATGAAAGGTGGAACATACTTTGTATAACTCATGCTGAATCCTTTTTAGATTTAAGATAATCTTCAAGTGGTTGAACTGAAGAGACTTTTAAATCTGTCTCAGTCTTTTGGGACCATCCAAACATATTGCCCATTGCATACATTGTAAAAGGTCCTTTAAACTCACCTGTTAAGCCAGCTTCAATCATTATTGCTATTTGAATATTCTTGCATTTCTTATATGCCGCTGAGAATTCAACGTGCTCGTTCTTCCATTTGCGCAGTGTACTAGAAGCAACATTGGTGCAAACTGAGTATTTCTCAAATGTTGGACAAGAGGACCAGTCGTTACTTGCAGTAAACCAGTCTACTATTTCTTTACAATATTCTTCTCTGTATTTTGTTGGTTGTCCGGCCGACTCATATTCACTCATTCCATTGAGTTCCTTAAATAACAACTGTTTACGCAGTGCAAGTGCTCGTATTTTAATTCAAGTCTAAACGCGTGGTAAACTATAGTCAACAAGGGAGAGATTGTGAAACTTATATTAGCTATTCTAATGTGTTTAATGAGTACTCTATGCATTGCCGGGGATGTCTATGTCAAAGGCTATTACAGATCAAATGGGACGTATGTCAGTCCTCATTACAGATCTGCACCGGACTCAACTAAGACTAATAATTACGGATCAGCCTCTGCATCGAGTACTTCTCTTTATGATAGAGATTCAGATGGTGATGGGATTTATAATCAATATGACTTAGATGACAATAATGACGGTTATTCAGATGACTATAATTATCAGAGCTTTTAGGCTTATTTCTTCTTTGGCCTAGGTCTAACTTTAGGTCTAGGTTTTACCGGGTGAGCTGCCATTATTTATCCTTGTTTGTTAAAAAACCATTTAAGCAAACTGTATCCAACTTCACAACATCTAATAACTGTAAGGGCAAAGACACAACTTGAGATCAATCCCAAATATACATTGGTTATCTCTAAGGGGTGAATCACTGCACTTTTCTCTTAAGGAGCTCAAATGCTGCCCATAGTTTCATTGAGAATAAGTGAACCTCATTAGGATCAGACTCAATTTCTCTGGCCCATATAACACAATCAGCTAATTTATTAAACAATGTGTCATGAGATTGTTTTTGTACTGCATCGTCATAAGTGAAATGTTTACGTTTTTCCATGAAATCTACGTCAATAATTTTACTCATCATCCTTCTCCTGAGATTATCTTCCCATCTGGCCATACAAGTTCTCCGTCCCATACCTGGAACACGTTGAAATTGAAGTTCCCATTGCTTTTAACGTTAAGCACTCCGAAACCGTTTGACCAATTTGATTCAACATTCTTTAAATATTCAGGGTTTAGTCTCGCCATGCAAGGGATTGACCACGTTTGGCGGGTTTCTCCTCG